CCAGTTACATCTTTAGTTTCACAATCTAACATTGTAAAATTAGCAGCATTAACATCAATTGGTCCAGTTAACCCATCTACTCCACCAGTAAATAACATATTTACTACTGTTATATTTGCTGCGTCAACATCCATATCAGCACCAACAGCTGTAGTAAAGTTTACAGTTGCTCGTAAGGTACCTGACCCTAATCCAACTATAGTAATACCAGCAACATCAAGATCTAGTCCCGCTGCTGCCGTAACAGTTTCAGTATGACCAGGCATGACGTAGATAACATCACCACGACTTCCTGTACATTTTCCAACGGCGCCATCTATAGTTTTAAATGGTCTTAAATAAGTTCCATCATTTGTATTAGATCCGCCAATACCACCACTAGGTAAAACTTCTGAGTTATTAACCCAAAATACTTTACCAGGGTTAGGTATTTCTAAGGGAACGCCTTTTACGACAACCCCATTTTTCCATCCGTTAGGATAACTTGATACTCCCATTTTATTTCTCCCATCTTATATAAGAAAAGTAGGGGGGAAGATGGTACTTCCCCACCTAACAGTTTAGATTTTAAGAACCAGGTGAGCCGTAAAGGCCTCTTGGGTCTGTCCAACCAAATGAATAACGCTCAACTGCTTTGAACTTAGCATTTTCAGTGTCGAAGTCATTATCAATTGCGAATTGTAATGGTCGACGTTGGAAATGTTTCATTCCGTCCATAGCATCTGTGCGTATAAACCACGCATCAGTATCAGCGAAATAATGATTAACACTCACACCAGCTGGGAATTTACCCATGCTGTATAGTGCGTTAATATCATTGTCAGCAGTACCAACACGATGTGGTGTACCTAATATACGTTCAGCCTCGTAAGAGAGCTCTACAGGTATATTTAGCGACATAGGATGAACAGCGATTTTTAAACCTCTATCATCCGTATATTTCGCAATATCAATACACGCTTGTTCTAACGATGCTTCTGATAAATCAGCTGCGGTCGTTAGTTCGTTTGCCCATGTTCCACCAGCCACGTTAACGTGAGCAGTAGAGCATAGTTCTAGTCCGTCACCACCAGTAAACGAGTTATTAAAAGCTCGATTATATACATTAGCAGCAACATTTTCTTTAGTTTGTCTCATTGAATAAGCCAAACCCTTAGCACGTTTTTGTGCAACAACGCTATAAAGGTCATCTTCGACCATTTCACGAGTTACAATAAAACCGTTAGCGTACACAACATGAGTGTATCTTGTGAGAAAGCCTTGACGCTCTTCATCATAAGATATTGCACTACCTTCTGGTTTAGCAGAAGCTAATCCAAAAGAGGTGATACCCATATCTTCTTCATAATTCTTGCTAGAATTAAAAGAATCAAATAGGTTACTCCACTCAACTGTGTGTTCGTTATATGATTTTCCATACCACGAATTAACGCCAGGCCAAAGGGCTTTAGCAAAAGAGCCAGTTGTAATTGTAGCCATTTGTTATTTCTCCTTTAAATGCCTGTTGTCATTCCGCCAAGAACACCATAAGCGTGCATGTTCAGACGTACTAGTATTTTCTTGTTAACCAATGCAATATCATTGTCAGGTGAATCTACTAACCCTACGATATGTAGAGGTGTAGCTACTGCTGTTGCACCCGTTGTAGATTCATCTAACTCAACGTTAGATGCACCTGAGGTCGTGCTTCCAGCTGAAATTGCAAAATCAGCGTTCAAACCAACATCCGCTTCAGTTATAGCGTCAGTACCAACTCCATCACCTTGAATTTCCCAGATGATTTCAGGATCGGTAGCTACGTATACTGCTAAAGATGTAGATGATGCGTGGAACAGACGATCCAATTTATCAGGATATGGTTCCCATCCAACAACAACACCTAAAACAACACCCGCAGTATCTGAAGTACTTCGGGCTACCTTTTGGTATGCGCCGCTATTAGAAGCTGTACCACCAGTTGCACCAAACACGGGATCACCCATGAATAGGTTTGCACCGGCATACATTTTTGTCATGCCCCCGTTATACGCCTGACCTGAGGTCATTCGTACGGGTCTTAGGCCGTTAGGTCTATCGACATTAGCCATAATATTTACTCCTTAAATTAAAATTAGCGCTTCCTTGTGCAAAAAATCATTATCTAGATTTATGATCTAAATCTAAGTTTCCGTAATGACCTTCTTTGCTAGTCTGCGCGTATAGTTCTTCTTCTATGGAGTCGATCTTCACTTGTTTAGTAGCTTGATCTTCTTCATAGTATTTACGGTCAACAGCCATTAGGTAGAGCATCTCACCAGTCGAGTTACCGACTTTACAGACAACGCTTCCCGCTGCTCTTGATCCGTCAACTTTTTTATCTCCCACAGCTAATCCCTTATCGGTTATATATTCATAACCAGCACTTTCAAACACTTGACATCTGTTTTTAGTATCTAAGACCCACCTAGCAACTAAGTTGTTAGGTACATCTTCAACATTCAAAACCTGTCTGGCCTGTGCCATAGGTATTCGCTTTGGGCGATCTAGATTTTTTTCTATTTTGCTTGTTGTTGTAGTAGTCATTTCTATAACTCTCCTATTTTTTCAAGCTCGGCTACGTATTCATCTATAGAGTCGACAGCTCCAGCATCGACAAACGACTGTCCGATCTGAGCATACATATCTCGCGAACTCGCGGGAAGATCATTCAGTGTTTTTTTTCTTCTGTGTCCCATTCGGACCAGGCTTTGTAGTTCGTCTCGTAGATGCAACAGGCGATGCGCTCGGCACTTGTTTTCCTAGTTGTTCAGGATAACGAATTTGTACTTCGCTATCCGTGTAGTCAAGAACATCATCAATGGTAGCATCTGGATTATTACTTCGAAATCCAACTGCAATTGAATCAGCGTATTGACGCATATCAGAGTTA